GATCACGACGGCGTATATGCTTGGCAACACTGGCAAGTTTCTCGGACCAGTCGTAGCCGGTCTTAGCGATGTGAGCTTCGTTGTGACGATGGTTATCCTCTACGAATATTTCAGTGGCAAGGACACTGGCATCATCAACGGATCGATAGAGACCATAGCCGACCTCAAGAACGCATGGCTAGCGTATCGAGCCAGTCCTGCATATCAGGAAGAGTACGCCGCTAGAGCTACATCGGCCACAGGCGGTCTTCACAATATCTTCGACCAGATCATCTTCGCTCTGACCGGCGCTGGATTGCCGATGGATTAGGTGTCTCTACCCCCTACTTGAAGGGTCATTTTGGGGTAAATTGGCCCCTATTACTTATAAAGAAACGATAGACTGCGCCTCATTCGTGAATCTTCTTCTGTAGATCGGCAATCGTTCCCTCTGCGATTCGGCGCAGCTTCTCAAGCTCTTGGTGACTATCCATCAACTCGTTGTATCGAATCGACCATCCTTCGTTCTTGATGATGACAGAGGATAACCATGCACTTCGGCCCTCTGCACCTTTCGCCCCCATCGGTGATTTTCGCTCCTTCTTCGGGATACGGTCCCAAATATCGAATGCAGCTTGAGAAAGGTTCGCGTTGATGCCAGGCATTCACTCATCTCCCAGATATCGGTAAACCATACCCTTTGACACTCTGAACTTGCCTCCCTTGGGATAGATCCTTCTTTGTTGGGTCCAGTGTTGCGTCAAGCGTATTTGATAGGTCATTCTATTCACCTTCTCAACAACCCCGACCGCCGCCTTAACTCTTGATTCGGGTCTGCCGAAACTAACTTTCGTCCCGACTGTAATTTCTTCTATCTCGATATCAGTCAAGCGTACCACTCCGGGTCATCGGTGGCCTCTGGGGCGCGTGCTGTCACTCTCTGCTCTAGCAGGAGGGCCACCTCCTTCTCTAGCTCCACAACGCGGTCTTCTAATTCTGCGAGCCAACTTATCGGATCGTCTTCACTTCTACTTTCAGTTACGGGGGTATCATCTACTTCCTTCATCCGATCACCTTTGTGTATGTTCGACTTTTACAATCCAAACTATTCGGGCAAGTCTTACCCCACAACCCGATCGGGTTGAAGTGGTGCTTGTAGCCACATACATTGCATTGCCAGCATTCTTTATCATCCATTTTTTTCGCCTCTGAATCCTCCGACTACTGAATTAGTTATTAATATTCCCCACACATGAACACGACACAATCAAAGGTCAACGACCCTCCGTTCGGACTCCGGTTCGTCGTGTGAGACGTGTGGGTGGAAGGGGAGGGATGCGTAATAGTGAGATTTAAGGGGATTTGGAGTAGTTTTATGGGCGGTAGGCACCCGGTAAGCACACATGGTAGTGCAAGATACCCTAATTTTGGCCAGTTTGATGCTAATTAACCTCATTTCGTTGGCTGGATTCGCCCTCTGGATCAGAATGCACCTCGAACAATCGATGATGGACATCGATGAGAAGCTCGCACTTGCGATCCAAGCCCTCGTTGACAAGCTAATGTCCGGTGGACTAACGGAATTTGAGCCGCCGAACCCAATACAAGGCGCGATCGCCCAGTTAATTCAAGGAATGGCGCAACAAAAGATGAATACATTCGACGCGAACATAACGGATCGCGGTCCGAATGGACAATTTACCACCGTGCAAGAAACATAGTGATACTTATTAGCGAGTTTTTGTTACACTCGCAATATGGCCCGCCGAAGAAAGTCAAAGCGCCGAAGAAGCCCGAAGACAATGAGTCTAATCAATCTCGCAGAATCCTATGCGTACGCGACCGTCATCACTGGCGGCGTTTTCGGCAATAGTCCAGTGGGCTTGCTCGGATTCGATGGATCAGGCGCGGGTGCTGGCACCGGGACTTCGATGACGACTACAGGAGCGGGTCTAACGCTTCAGTCAATCATCGGCGACCCCGGTTCGAGCTTCGATAGCATGCAGTCAGCGTTCATGGCGAACTATCAAGCCATGGCTGTGCAGGCAATAGGGATCGGCATTACCTTCAAATTCGCTAAGAAGCTCCTAAGAAAGCCCATCAGCAACGTAAATCGTAACCTGATGAAGCCGCTTGGGATCGGAGTGAGGTTGTGAGACTATGGCAACAAACACAGTAACTGGTAATCTCGTCTGTTCCGATGGAACAAACGTCCCTCTCAAGCTAGATTGTGCAGAGGGTACGGAAACAAACCTAACCACCGATACCGCATACACCGTCAGCGCTCAGAACGTTGGGGATTTCGCGCCCGGAAAGACAGTTGTATCAGGCCTAGTGAGCTGCGACAACGGCGTTGGGTTCTGCTACATACTCTCGCAGGGCCTCGTGGCTGCAATCATCCCTTGGTCTGTCAAGGGTGCCGTCTCTGACGGATCACCTGCGCTCTGCCAACCATACACTCTGAGAGCTGGAGACATCGTCCGGGTGATGAACAACACCGCCGCAGACCGCGAAGCAGCAATGGCAGTCTACACCGCAAGCGGAGTCTCAAGGATTTTCAAAGTCACAGCATCCGGTGGCGCCACCAATGAGCTAGTGGATCTGCAAACTGGAAACAGCATCGGCGACACACTACAGGGACAAAGAATCACAAAATGGTTCGGAACATCTGTCGACGGCGCGAAGATTGAGACGCAGGGCTTCTTCGTGGTCGACGCTCTTGGTAACGTCGTCGGTTCTTGCAGCGCAACGAACCCGATTGTTCAACAACCACTGTTCTCTTTCGCCGCAACAAACATCGCTCTGAATTACAAGGCTCAATACCTCACAAATGCATAGGTGTGATTGAATGCCACGCATGACCAAAGCCGCAGGACGCCGAAGAATGGCAGAGATAAAGGCGAAAGCGCGAAAACTCTACCTTAGAGGATTCATTTCTGTCTCTAATGGTGCAAGTAGGCAGTTCGCAATTACCAGGGTATGGAGGGCTAGGAGCCCCCAAACCGGGCTATCAGTATTCTCCGTACGAGAATTACCCTGGTGCAATAGGCAACGGTAACGGTAACGGGGCAGCTCCTGGTGCCCCAGCCCCTGGTCCCGGCGCAATAGGGGGCTTTCAAGTCCCGAATAACTTCTGGGGCTTTGTTATGCTGATGATGGGGATGAAGTCGTAATGTCCGAGTCAATCTCCCCGCGCGTATACAAGCTACTGAAGACCAAGACTCTTGAGGCTGGCGACCAGGCAACCCAGATACAATTCTCCGATGTGCAGGGTGTCGGGGATCCAATCTCCATCGAGGCATTGAATCGAGAAGAGATGATTCGTTTAATCATCGTAAACTTTGCCAGGTTATCGGTAAAATCTGAATGGGACGGTCTGTTGGGATGAGAGCTGAGGATCGTAAGCCTTCGAAGAGGGTCTTCCCACTACTACAGAACGTCGATCTCGATAGTGTGACCTTTGCCAATATCCAGGGCGTAGGGGATCCCATCTCGATCGAGGACATGAATGAACAAGAGATGGTCGATTTGATCATCGTCAACCTGGCGCGTCTGGCAGTAGCTGGGGAATGGACGGGTCTTCTCGAAGCGGGTGGCGGTGGTGACGGCTACACAGCTATATTGACGGATTTCAATTGGGACGGCGATGATGATTCTGTTCGAGTCTTTACGATGGCCCCCTACGGAACGAGAGACATCATCCTCAACGAGACGTGTGTTCAAGATGACGAGATTGTTCTCTTTCCGTTTATCGCGCCTTTCACCGGGACGGTCTCCGAGACTATCTTTTATGTCGGCAATTCTCCAGCTTCTAGCACTGGCGCGATCAATGTCGGTTTCTACAGTGACAGCAATGGGTTGCCCCAAAATTTCCTCGGAGAATTTGTCATGGCCTGCACATCGTCCGGCCAAGTGACTCAAACTACTAGCAGCTCAGATGTCGAAACCGTGAAGGGTACTCAATACTGGATGAGTATGTACGCGGATAACCTAGGCTCAACCCCGAACTTCGGTAATTGCGATCAGATGAACAACGGCGCGGCCATTCAAGGCGGGGGTTCAACCGGCGGTTATGGAACCAGCAGAACCCCGGCGTCCGTCTTCAAAGCCAGTGCTGGCGGAAATGCCACGATTACAGATTATACTGCGTTTTCACCGGGCACACAGAACCCCATCAATATCGGGGTGAAATGGTGAATCGCTCCTTCACGGTCTATGACGGCCCCGACATCATCGACCAGGGCGAGTTTGATGTCTCATGGGAAGAGATACGCGACCAGCGCGATAAGGAGCTCGAAGACACCGATTGGCGAGCAGTCAAGGATCGCACCATGTCGCAAGCCTGGAAGGACTACCGCACAGCTCTACGCGACCTGCCTCAAGACCACGACACGGCCAACGACGCCGCCGATGCATGGCCGGTGGCACCAGATGAGTGAGCTTACCCTGGGTGCCCGCGCCAAGGACATGATCACCGAGAACGGAGCTGCGTTCCTCCTTGGCTGGCTCCTGGGTGCTGGACTAGGCCCTGCACTCTGGGACTCGATCACCGGGGTGCTGTGATGTCGAAGAACAAACCGAAAGAAACCATCGAGTATGTCATCAGGCTCCAGGACAAAGAGCGAATGTTGCTCGACTCGATCACGACGGCGTATATGCTTGGCAACACTGGCAAGTTTCTCGGACCAGTCGTAGCCGGTCTTAGCGATGTGAGCTTCGTTGTGACGATGGTTATCCTCTACGAATATT